GATCAAAATACTTGGGGAACGGTTAGGGAGTAAACTTCGCGATAATTTTAAAAATTCATGTATAACCCCCCTCTTATAACCATTTTAAGGCAGGTGATGAAATGGAGATTATAGTCGATGAAAATTTAGTGCTTAAAGAAAAAGAAAGGCTACAAGTATTATATAAAGACATACCTAGCAATAAATTAAAAGTAGTTGATGGTTTAATTATTCAAGCAGCAAGGCTACGTGTAATGCTTGATTACATGTGGGAAGACATAAAAGAAAAAGGTGATTATGATTTATTTACTCAATCTGAAAAGGCGCCACCATATGAAAGGGAAAGACCAGTAGCCAAACTATTTAATGCTAGAGATGCTGCATATCAAAAAATAATCAAACAATTATCGGATTTATTGCCCGAAGAGAAAGAAGACACAGAAACGCCATCTGATGATTACCTATGATTAGTAATAAATACGTTGATGAATATATAAATTTGTGGAAACAAGGAAAGATAATTTTAAATAAAGAAAGAATTGATCTCTTTAATTATCTACAAAAACATATATATTCACGAGATGATGTATATTTTGATGAACAGAAAATCGAGGATTGTATCAAATTTATTGAAAAATGGTATTTTCCAACATTACCATTTCAAAGGTTTATCATAGCTAATATATTTCTTATAGATAAAAATACAGATGAAGCTTTCTTTACAGAATTTGCTATTTTCATGGGACGTGGAGGCGGGAAAAACGGTCTAATAAGTGCTATTAGTGATTTTCTTTCTACGCCCTTACACGGAGTTAAAGAATATCACATCTCCATTGTTGCTAATAGTGAAGATCAAGCAAAAACATCGTTTGATGAAATCAGAACCGTTTTAATGGATAACAAACGAAATAAGACGGGTAAAACGCCAAAAGCTCCTTATGAAGTTAGTAAAGCAAAAATAATAAACCGTGCAACTAAATCGGTTATTCGATATAACACATCAAACACAAAAACCAAAGACGGTGGACGTGAGGGGTGTGTTATTTTTGATGAAATTCATTATTTCTTTGGTCCTGAAATGGTAAACGTCAAACGTGGTGGATTAGGTAAAAAGAAAAATAGAAGAACGTTTTATATAAGTACTGATGGTTTTGTTAGAGAGGGTTATATCGATGCAATGAAGCACAAAATTGCAAGTGTATTAAGTGGCAAGGTTAAAAATAGTAGATTGTTTGCTTTTTATTGTAAGTTAGACGATCCAAAAGAAGTTGATGACAGACAGACGTGGGAAAAGGCGAACCCAATGTTACATAAACCGTTATCAGAATACGCTAAAACACTGCTAAGCACGATTGAAGAAGAATATAACGATTTACCATTCAACCGTTCAAATAAGCCCGAATTCATGACTAAGCGAATGAATTTGCCTGAAGTTGACCTTGAAAAAGTAATAGCACCATGGAAAGAAATACTAGCGACTAATAGAGAGATACCAAATTTAGATAATCAAATGTGTATTGGTGGTTTAGACTTTGCAAACATTCGAGATTTTGCAAGTGTAGGGCTATTATTCCGAAAAAACGATGATTACATTTGGTTAGGACATTCGTTTGTAAGACAAGGGTTTTTGGATGATGTCAAATTAGAACCTCCTATTAAAGAATGGGAAAAAATGGGATTATTGACCATTGTCGATGATGATGTCATTGAAATTGAATATATAGTTGATTGGTTTTTAAAGGCTAGAGAAAAATATGGGCTTGAAAAAGTCATAGCTGATAATTATAGAACTGATATTGTAAGACGTGCGTTTGAGGATGCTGGCATAAAACTTGAAGTACTTAGAAATCCAAAAGCAATACATGGATTACTTGCACCACGTATCGATACAATGTTTGCGAAACATAACGTAATATATGGAGACAATCCTTTGATGCGTTGGTTTACTAATAATGTTGCTGTAAAAATCAAGCCGGATGGAAATAAAGAGTATATCAAAAAAGATGAAGTCAGACGTAAAACGGATGGATTCATGGCTTTTGTTCACGCATTATATAGAGCAGACGATATAGTAGACAAAGACATGTCTAAAGCGCTTGATGCATTAATGAGTATAGATTTCTAATAGAGGAGGTGAGACATGAGTATTCTAGAAAAGATATTTAAAACTAGGAAAGATATAACATATATGCTTGATTTAGATATGATAGAAGATCTATCACAACAAGCGTATGTGAAACGTTTAGCGATTGATAGTTGTATTGAATTTGTTGCGCGAGCTGTCGCTCAAAGTCATTTTAAAGTATTGGAAGGTAATAGAATTCAAAAGAATGATGTTTACTACAAGTTAAATATAAAACCAAATACTGACTTATCAAGCGATAGTTTTTGGCAACAAGTTATATATAAACTAATTTATGATAACGAGGTTTTAATCGTAGTAAGTGACAGCAAAGAATTACTTATCGCAGATAGCTTTTACAGAGAAGAGTACGCTTTGTATGATGATATATTCAAAGATGTAACGGTTAAAGATTATACTTATCAACGTACTTTCACAATGCAAGAGGTCATATATTTAAAGTACAACAACAATAAAGTGACACACTTTGTAGAAAGTCTATTCGAAGATTACGGGAAAATATTCGGAAGAATGATAGGTGCACAATTAAAAAACTATCAAATAAGAGGGATTTTGAAATCTGCCTCTAGCGCATATGACGAAAAGAATATAGAAAAATTACAAGCGTTCACAAATAAATTATTCAATACTTTTAATAAAAATCAACTAGCAATCGCGCCTTTGATAGAAGGTTTTGATTATGAGGAATTATCTAATGGTGGTAAGAATAGTAACATGCCTTTTTCTGAATTGAGTGAGCTAATGAGAGATGCAATAAAAAATGTTGCGTTGATGATTGGTATACCTCCAGGTTTGATTTACGGAGAAACAGCTGATTTGGAAAAAAACACGCTTGTATTTGAGAAGTTCTGTTTAACACCTTTATTAAAAAAGATTCAGAACGAATTAAACGCGAAACTCATAACACAAAGCATGTATTTGAAAGATACAAGAATAGAAATTGTCGGTGTGAATAAAAAAGACCCACTTCAATATGCTGAAGCAATTGACAAACTTGTAAGTTCTGGTTCATTTACAAGGAATGAGGTGCGGATTATGTTAGGTGAAGAACCATCAGACAATCCTGAATTAGACGAATACCTGATTACTAAAAACTACGAAAAAGCTAACAGTGGTGAAAATGATGAAAAAGAAAAAGATGAAAACACTTTGAAAGGTGGTGATGAAGATGAAAGCGGAGATTAAAGGCGTCATCGTTTCCAACGAAGATAAATGGGTTTACGAAATGCTTGGTATGGATTCGACTTGTCCTAAAGATGTTTTAACACAACTAGAATTTAGTGATGAAGATGTTGATATTATAATTAACTCAAATGGTGGTAACCTAGTAGCTGGTAGTGAAATATATACACATTTAAGAGCTCATAAAGGCAAAGTGAATGTTCGTATCACAGCAATAGCAGCAAGTGCGGCATCGCTTATCGCAATGGCTGGTGACCACATCGAAATGAGTCCGGTTGCTAGAATGATGATTCACAATCCTTCAAGTATTGCGCAAGGAGAAGTGAAAGATCTAAATCATGCTGCAGAAACATTAGAACATGTTGGTCAAATAATGGCTGAGGCATATGCGGTTAGAGCTGGTAAAAACAAACAAGAACTTATAGAAATGATGGCTAAGGAAACGTGGCTAAATGCTGATGAAGCCATTGAACAAGGTTTTGCGGATAGTAAAATGTTTGAAAACGACAATATGCAAATTGTAGCAAGCGATACACAAGTGTTATCGAAAGATGTATTAAATCGTGTAACAGCTTTGGTAAGTAAAACGCCAGAGGTTAACATTGATATTGACGCAATAGCAAATAAAGTAATTGAAAAAATAAATATGAAAGAAAAGGAATCAGAAATCGATGTTGCAGATAGTAAATTATCAGCAAATGGATTTTCAAGATTCCTTTTTTAATACAAAAATAGGAGGTCATAAAATGACTATAAATTTATCGGAAACATTCGCAAATGCGAAAAACGAATTTATTAATGCAGTAAACAACGGTGAACCGCAAGAAAGACAAAATGAATTGTACGGTGACATGATTAACCAACTATTTGAAGAAACTAAATTACAAGCAAAAGCAGAAGCTGAAAGAGTTTCTAGTTTACCTAAATCAGCACAAACTTTGAGTGCAAACCAAAGAAATTTCTTTATGGATATCAATAAGAGTGTTGGATATAAAGAAGAAAAACTTTTACCAGAAGAAACAATTGATAGAATCTTCGAAGATTTAACAACGAATCATCCATTATTAGCTGACTTAGGTATTAAAAATGCTGGTTTGCGTTTGAAGTTCTTAAAATCCGAAACTTCTGGCGTGGCTGTTTGGGGTAAAATCTATGGTGAAATTAAAGGTCAATTAGATGCTGCGTTCAGTGAAGAAACAGCAATTCAAAATAAATTGACAGCGTTTGTTGTTTTACCAAAAGATTTAAATGATTTTGGTCCTGCGTGGATTGAAAGATTTGTTCGTGTTCAAATCGAAGAAGCATTTGCAGTGGCGCTTGAAACTGCGTTCTTAAAAGGTACTGGTAAAGACCAACCGATTGGCTTAAACCGTCAAGTACAAAAAGGTGTATCGGTAACTGATGGTGCTTATCCAGAGAAAGAAGAACAAGGTACGCTTACATTTGCTAATCCGCGCGCTACGGTTAATGAATTGACGCAAGTGTTTAAATACCACTCAACTAACGAGAAAGGTAAATCAGTAGCGGTTAAAGGTAATGTAACAATGGTTGTTAATCCGTCCGATGCTTTTGAGGTTCAAGCACAGTATACACATTTAAATGCAAATGGCGTATATGTTACTGCTTTACCATTTAATTTGAATGTTATTGAGTCTACAGTTCAAGAAGCAGGTAAGGTTTTAACGTACGTTAAAGGTCTATATGATGGTTATTTAGCTGGTGGTATTAATGTTCAGAAATTTAAAGAAACACTTGCGTTAGATGATATGGATTTATACACTGCAAAACAATTTGCTTACGGCAAAGCGAAAGATAATAAAGTTGCTGCTGTTTGGAAATTAGATTTAAAAGGACATAAACCAGCTTTAGAAGATACCGAAGAAACACTATAAAATTTTATGAGGTGATAAAATGGTGAAATTTAAAGTTGTTAGAGAATTTAAAGACATAGAGCACAATCAACACAAGTACAAAGTAGGGGAGTTGTATCCAGCTGAAGGGTATAACAATCCTCGTGTTGAATTGTTGACAAATCAAATCAAAAATAAGTACGACAAAGTTTATATCGTACCTTTAGATAAGCTGACAAAACAAGAATTATTAGAACTATGCGAATCATTACAAAAAAAAGCGTCTAGTTCAATGGTTAAAAGTGAAATCATCGACTTATTGAATGGTGAAGACAATGACGATTGATGATTTGCTTGTCAAATTTAAATCACTTGAAAAGATTGACCATAATTCAGAGGATGAGTACTTAAAGCAGTTGTTAAAAATGTCGTACGAGCGTATAAAAAATCAGTGCGGAGTTTTTGAATTAGAGAATTTAATAGGTCAAGAATTGATACTTATACGCGCTAGATATGCTTATCAAGATTTATTAGAACACTTCAACGACAATTACAGACCTGAAATAATAGATTTTTCGTTATCTCTAATGGAGGTATCAGAAGATGAAGAAAGTGTTTAAGAAACCTAGAATTACAACTAAACGTTTAAATACGCGTGTTCATTTTTATAAGTATACTGAAAATAATGGTCCAGAAGCTGGAGAAAAAGAAGAAAAATTATTATATAGCTGTTGGGCGAGTATTGATGGTGTCTGGTTACGTGAATTAGAACAAGCTATCTCAAACGGAACGCAAAATGACATTAAATTGTATATTCGTGATCCGCAAGGTGATTATTTACCCAGTGAAGAACATTATCTTGAAATTGAATCAAGATATTTCAAAAATCGTTTGAATATAAAGCAAGTATCACCAGATTTGGATAATAAAGACTTTATTATGATTCGCGGAGGATATAGTTCATGAGTGTGAAAGTGACAGGTGATAAAGCATTAGAAAGAGAATTAGAAAAACATTTTGGCATAAAAGAGATGGTAAAAGTTCAAGATAAGGCGTTAATAGCTGGTGCTAAGGTAATTGTTGAAGAAATAAAAAAACAACTCAAACCTTCAGAAGACTCAGGAGCACTGATTAGTGAGATTGGTCGTACTGAACCTGAATGGATAAAGGGGAAACGTACTGTTACAATTAGGTGGCGTGGGCCTTTTGAACGATTTAGAATAGTACATTTAATTGAAAATGGTCATGTTGAGAAAAAGTCAGGAAAATTTGTAAAACCTAAAGCTATGGGTGGGATTAATAGAGCAATAAGACAAGGGCAAAATAAGTATTTTGAGACGCTAAAAAGGGAGTTGAAAAAATTGTGATTGATATTTTGTACAAAGTTCATGAAGTGATTAGTCAAGACAGAATTATTAGAGAGCACGTAAATATCAATAATATTAAGTTCAATAAATACCCTAATGTAAAAGATACTGATGTACCTTTTATTGTTATTGACGATATCGACGACCCAATACCTACAACTTATACTGACGGAGATGAGTGTGCATATAGTTATATTGTCCAAATAGATGTTTTTGTTAAGTACAATGATGAATATAATGCGAGAATCATAAGAAATAAGATATCTAATCGCATTCAAAAGTTATTATGGTCTGAACTAAAAATGGGAAATGTTTCAAATGGAAAACCGGAATATATAGAAGAATTTAAAACATATAGAAGCTCTCGCGTTTACGAGGGCATTTTTTATAAGGAGGAAAATTAAATGGCAGTAAAACATGCAAGTGCGCCAAAGGCGTATATTAACATTACTGGTTTAGGTTTCGCTAAATTAACGAAAGAAGGCGCGGAATTAAAATATAGTGATATTACAAAAACAAGAGGATTACAAAAAATTGGTGTTGAAACTGGTGGAGAACTAAAAACAGCTTATGCTGATGGCGGTCCAATTGAATCAGGGAATACAGACGGAGAAGGTAAAATCTCATTACAAATGCATGCGTTCCCTAAAGAGATTCGCAAAATTGTTTTTAATGAAGATTATGATGAAGATGGCGTTTACGAAGAGAAACAAGGTAAACAAAACAATTACGTAGCTGTATGGTTCAGACAAGAGCGTAAAGACGGTACATTTAGAACAGTTTTATTACCTAAAGTTATGTTTACAAATCCTAAAATCGATGGAGAAACGGCTGAGAAAGATTGGGATTTCTCAAGTGAAGAGGTTGAAGGTGAGGCACTTTTCCCTTTAGTTGATAATAAAAAGTCAGTACGTAAGTATATCTTTGATTCAGCTAACATGACAAATCATGATGGAGACGGTGAAAAAGGCGAAGAGGCTTTCTTAAAGAAAATTTTAGGCGAAGAATATACTGGAAACGTGACAGAGGGTAACGAAGAAACTTTGTAACAAAACCGGCTTCATCGGAAACTGCGGTAAAGTCGGTTAATATACCAGATAGCATTAAAACACTTAAAGTTGGCGACACATACGATTTAAATGTTGTAGTAGAGCCATCTAATCAAAGTAAGTTATTGAAATACACAACAGATCAAACGAATATTGTATCAATCAATAGTGATGGTCAAGTTACTGCGGAAGCACAAGGCATTGCTACGGTTAAAGCAACAGTTGGTAATATGAGTGACACTATAACAATAAATGTAGAAGCATAAGAGGGGGCAACCCCTCTATTTTATTTGAAAATAAGGAGAGTATTATAAAATGGCAAAATTAAAACGTAACATTATTCAATTAGTAGAAGATCCAAAAGCAAATGAAATTAAATTACAAACGTACTTAACACCACACTTCATTTCATTTGAAATTGTATACGAAGCAATGGATTTAATCGATGATATTGAGGACGAAAATAGCACGATGAAGCCAAGAGAAATCGCTGACAGATTGATGGATATGGTTGTAAAAATTTACGATAACCAATTCACAGTTAAAGACCTAAAAGAACGTATGCATGCACCTGATGGAATGAATGCACTTCGTGAACAAGTGATTTTCATTACTCAAGGTCAACAAACTGAGGAAACTAGAAATTTTATCCAGAACATGAAATAAAGCCTGAAGATTTAACATATAAAGCAATGTTGAAAAATATGGATACTCTCATGATGGACTTAATTGAAAATGGTAAAGACGCTAACGAAGTTTTAAAAATGCCATTTCATTATGTGCTTTCCATATATCAAAATAAAAATAATGACATTTCTGAAGAAAAAGCAGAGGCTTTAATTGATGCATTTTAACCTTAACCGTTTGGTTAGGGTTATTTTTTTGAACTTTTTTAGAAAGGAGGTAAAAAATGGGAGAAAGAATAAAAGGTTTATCTATAGGTTTGGATTTAGATGCAGCAAATTTAAATAGATCATTTGCAGAAATCAAACGAAACTTTAAAACTTTAAATTCTGACTTAAAATTAACAGGCAACAACTTCAAATATACCGAAAAATCAACTGATAGTTACAAACAAAGGATTAAAGAACTTGATGGAACTATCACAGGTTATAAGAAAAACGTTGATGATTTAGCCAAGCAATATGACAAGGTATCTCAAGAACAGGGCGAAAACAGTGCAGAAGCTCAAAAGTTACGACAAGAATATAACAAACAAGCAAATGAGCTGAATTATTTAGAAAGAGAATTACAAAAAACATCAGCCGAATTTGAAGAGTTCAAAAAAGCTCAAGTTGAAGCTCAAAGAATGGCAGAAAGTGGCTGGGGAAAAACCAGTAAAGTTTTTGAAAGTATGGGACCTAAATTAACAAAAATGGGTGATGGTTTAAAATCCATTGGTAAAGGTTTGATGATTGGTGTAACTGCACCTGTTTTAGGTATTGCAGCAGCATCAGGAAAAGCTTTTGCAGAAGTTGATAAAGGTTTAGATACTGTTACTCAAGCAACAGGCGCAACAGGCAGTGAATTAAAAAAATTGCAGAACTCATTTAAAGATGTTTATGGCAATTTTCCAGCAGATGCTGAAACTGTTGGTGGAGTTTTAGGAGAAGTTAATACAAGGTTAGGTTTTACAGGTAAAGAACTTGAAAATGCCACAGAGTCATTCTTGAAATTCAGTCATATAACAGGTTCTGACGGTGTGCAAGCCGTACAGTTAATTACCCGTGCAATGGGCGATGCAGGTATCGAAGCAAGTGAATATCAAAGTGTTTTGGATATGGTAGCAAAAGCGGCGCAAGCTAGTGGGATAAGTGTTGATACATTAGCTGATAGTATTACTAAATACGGCGCTCCAATGAGAGCTATGGGCTTTGAGATGAAAGAATCAATTGCTTTATTCTCTCAATGGGAAAAGTCAGGCGTTAATACTGAAATAGCATTCAGTGGTTTGAAAAAAGCTATATCAAATTGGGGTAAAGCTGGTAAAAACCCAAGAGAAGAATTTAAGAAGACATTAGCAGAAATTGAAAAGACGCCGGATATAGCTAGCGCAACAAGTTTAGCGATTGAAGCATTTGGTGCAAAGGCAGGTCCTGATTTAGCAGACGCTATTAAAGGTGGTCGCTTTAGTTATCAAGAATTTTTAAAAACTATTGAAGATTCCCAAGGCACAGTAAACCAAACATTTAAAGATTCTGAAAGTGGCTCCGAAAGATTTAAAGTAGCAATGAATAAATTAAAATTAGTAGGTGCTGATGTATGGGCTTCTATTGAAAGTGCGTTTGCTCCCGTAATGGAAGAATTAATCAAAAAGCTATCTATAGCGGTTGATTGGTTTTCCAATTTAAGTGATGGTTCTAAAAGATCAATTGTTATTTTCAGTGGTATTGCTGCTGCAATTGGTCCTGTAGTTTTTGGGTTAGGTGCATTTATAAGTACAATTGGCAATGCAGTAACTGTATTAGCTCCATTGTTAGCTAGTATTGCAAAGGCTGGTGGATTGATTAGTTTTTTATCGACTAAAGTACCTATATTAGGAACTGTCTTCACAGCTTTAACTGGTCCAATTGGCATTGTATTAGGTGTATTGGCTGGTTTAGCAGTCGCATTTACAATTGCTTATAAGAAATCTGAAACATTTAGAAATTTTGTTAATGGTGCAATTGAAAGTGTTAAACAAACATTTAGTAATTTTATTCAATTTATTCAACCTTTCGTTGATTCTGTTAAAAACATCTTTAAACAAGCGATATCAGCAATAGTTGATTTCGCAAAAGATATTTGGAGTCAAATCAATGGATTCTTTAATGAAAACGGAATTTCCATTGTTCAAGCACTTCAAAATATATGCAACTTTATTAAAGCGATATTTGAATTTATTTTAAATTTTGTAATTAAACCAATTATGTTCGCGATTTGGCAAGTGATGCAATTTATTTGGCCGGCGGTTAAAGCCTTGATTGTCAGTACTTGGGAGAACATAAAAGGTGTAATACAAGGTGCTTTAAATATCATACTTGGCTTGATTAAGTTCTTCTCAAGTTTATTCGTTGGTGATTGGCGAGGAGTTTGGGACGCCGTTGTGATGATTCTTAAAGGAGCAGTTCAATTAATTTGGAATTTAGTTCAATTATGGTTTGTAGGTAAAATACTTGGTGTTGTTAGGTACTTTGGCGGGTTGCTAAAAGGATTGATAGCAGGAATTTGGGACGTAATAAGAAGTATATTCAGTAAATCTTTATCAGCAATTTGGAATGCAACAAAAAGTATTTTTGGATTTTTATTTAATAGCGTAAAATCAATTTTCACAAATATGAAAAATTGGTTATCTAATACTTGGAGCAGTATCCGTACGAATACAATAGGAAAAGCGCAGTCATTATTTAGTGGCGTCAAATCAAAATTTACTAATTTATGGAATGCGACGAAAGAAATTTTTAGTAATTTAAGAAATTGGATGTCAAATATTTGGAATTCCATTAAAGATAATACGGTAGGAATTGCAAGCCGTTTATGGAGTAAGGTACGTGGAATTTTCACAAATATGCGCGATGGCTTGAGTTCCATTATAGATAAGATTAAAAGTCATATCGGCGGTATGGTAAGCGCTATTAAAAAAGGACTTAATAAATTAATCGACGGTTTAAACTGGGTCGGTGGTAAGTTGGGAATGGATAAAATACCTAAGTTACACACTGGTACAGAGCACACACATACTACTACAAGATTAGTTAAGAACGGTAAGATTGCACGTGACACATTCGCTACAGTTGGGGATAAGGGACGCGGAAATGGTCCAAATGGTTTTAGAAATGAAATGATTGAATTCCCTAACGGTAAACGTGTAATCACACCTAATACAGATACTACCGCTTATTTACCTAAAGGCTCAAAAGTATACAACGGTGCACAAACTTATTCAATGTTAAACGGAACGCTTCCAAGATTTAGTTTAGGTACTATGTGGAAAGATATTAAATCTGGTGCATCATCGGCATTTAACTGGACAAAAGATAAAATAGGTAAAGGTACCAAATGGCTTGGCGATAAAGTTGGCGATGTTTTAGATTTTATGGAAAATCCAGGCAAACTTTTAAATTATATACTTGAAGCTTTTGGAATTGATTTCAATTCTTTAACTAAAGGTATGGGAATTGCAGGCGACATAACAAAAGCTGCATGGTCTAAGATTAAGAAAAGTGCTACTGATTGGATAAAAGAAAATTTAGAAGCTATGGGCGGTGGCGATTTAGTCGGCGGAATATTAGACCCTGACAAAATTAATTATCATTATGGACGTACCGCAGCTTATACCGCTGCAACTGGAAGACCATTTCATGAAGGTGTCGATTTTCCATTTGTATATCAAGAAGTTAGAACGCCGATGGGTGGCAGACTTACAAGAATGCCATTTATGTCTGGTGGTTATGGTAATTATGTAAAAATTACTAGTGGCGTTATCGATATGCTATTTGCGCATTTGAAAAACTTTAGCAAATCACCACCTAGTGGCACGATGGTAAAGCCCGGTGATGTTGTTGGTTTAACTGGTAATACCGGATTTAGTACAGGACCACATTTACATTTTGAAATGAGGAGAAATGGACGACATTTTGACCCTGAACCATATTTAAGGAATGCTAAGAAAAAAGGAAGATTATCAATAGGTGGTGGCGGTGCTACTTCTGGAAGTGGCGCAACTTATGCCAGTCGAGTAATCCGACAAGCGCAAAGTATTTTAGGTGGTCGTTATAAAGGTAAATGGATTCATGACCAAATGATGCGCGTTGCAAAACGTGAAAGTAACTACCAGTCAAATGCAGTGAATAACTGGGATATAAATGCTCAAAGAGGAGACCCATCAAGAGGATTATTCCAAATCATCGGCTCAACTTTTAGAGCAAACGCTAAACGTGGATATACTAACTTTAATAATCCAGTACATCAAGGTATCTCAGCAATGCAGTACATTGTTAGACGATATGGTTGGGGTGGTTTTAAACGTGCTGGTGATTACGCATATGCTACAGGTGGAAAAGTTTTTGATGGTTGGTATAACTTAGGTGAAGACGGTCATCCAGAATGGATTATTCCAACAGATCCAGCTCGTAGAAATGATGCAATGAAGATTTTGCATTATGCAGCAGCAGAAGTAAGAGGGAAAAAAGCGAGTAAAAATAAGCGTCCTAGCCAATTATCAGACTTAAACGGGTTTGATGATCCTAGCTTATTATTGAAAATGATTGAACAACAGCAACAACAAATAGCTTTATTACTGAAAATAGCACAATCTAACGATGTGATTGCAGATAAAGATTATCAGCCGATTATTGACGAATACGCTTTTGATAAAAAGGTGAACGCGTCTATAGAAAAGCGAGAAAGGCAAGAATCAACAAAAGTAAAGTTTAGAAAAGGAGGAATTGCTATTCAATGATAGACACTATTAAAGTGAACAACAAAACAATTCCTTGGTTGTATGTCGAAAGAGGGTTTGAAATACCCTCTTTTAATTATGTTTTAAAAACAGAAAATGTAGATGGACGTTCGGGGTCTATATATAAAGGGCGTAGGCTTGAATCTTATAGTTTTGATATACCTTTGGTGGTACGTAATGACTATTTATCTCACAACGGCATTAAAACACATGATGACGTCTTGAATGAATTAGTAAAGTTTTTTAACTACGAGGAACAAGTTAAATTACAATTCAAATCTAAAGATTGGTACTGGAACGCTTATTTCGAAGGACCAATAAAGCTGCACAAAGAATTTACAATACCTGTTAAGTTCACTATCAAAGTAGTACTAACAGACCCTTACAAATATTCAGTAACAGGAAATAAAAATACTGCGATTTCAGACCAAGTTTCAGTTGTAAATAGTGGGACTGCTGACACTCCTTTAATTGTTGAAGCCCGAGCAATTAAACCATCTAGTTACTTTATGATTACTAAAAATGATGAAGATTATTTTATGGTTGGTGATGATGAGGTAACCAAAGAAGTTAAGGATTACATGCCTCCTGTTTATCATAGTGAGTTTCGTGATTTCAAAGGTTGGACTAAGATGATTACTGAAGATATTCCAAGTAATGACTTAGGTGGTAAGGTCGGCGGTGACTTTGTGATATCCAATCTTGGCGAAGGATATAAAGCAACTAATTTTCCTGATGCAAAAGGTTGGGTTGGTGCTGGCACGAAACGAGGGCTCCCTAAAGCGATGACAGATTTTCAAATTACCTATAAATGTATTGTTGAACAAAAAGGTAAAGGTGCCGGAAGAACAGCACAACATATTTATGATAGTGATGGTAAGTTACTTGCTTCTATTGGTTATGAAAATAAATATCATGATAGAAAAATAGGACATATTGTTGTTACGTTGTATAACCAAAAAGGAGACCCCAAAAAGATATACGACTATCAGAATAAACCGATAATGTATAACTTGGACAGAATCGTTGTTTATATGCGGCTCAGAAGAGTAGGTAATAAATTTTCTATTAAAACTTGGAAATTTGATCACATTAAAGACCCAGATAGACGTAAACCTATTGATATGGATGAGAAAGAGTGGATAGATGGCGGTAAGTTTTATCAGCGTCCAGCTTCTATCATAGCTGTCTATAGTGCGAAGTATAACGGTTATAAGTGGATGGAGATGAATGGGTTAGGTTCATTCAATACGGAGATTCTACCGAAACCGAAAGGCGCAAGGGATGTCATTATACAAAAAGGTGATTTAGTAAAAATAGATATGCAAGCAAAAAGTGTTGTCATCAATGAGGAACCAATGTTGAGCGAGAAATCGTTTGGAAGTAATTATTTCAATGTTGATTCTGGGTACAGTGAATTAATCATACAACCTGAAAACGTCTTTGATACGACGGTTAAATGGCAAGATAGATATTTATAGAAAGGAGATGAGAGTGTGATACATGTTTTAGATTTTAACGACAAGATTATAGATTTCCTTTCTACTGATGACCCTTCCTTAGTTAGAGCGATTCATAAACGTAATGTTAATGACAATTCAGAAATGCTTGAACTGCTCATATCATCAGAAAGAGCTGAAAAGTTCCGTGAACGACATCGTGTTATTATAAGGGATTCAAACAAACAATGGCGTGAATTTATTATTAACTGGGTTCAAGATACGATGGACGGCTACACAGAGATAGAATGTATAGCGTCTTATCTTGCTGATATAACAACAGCTAAACCGTATGCACCAGGCAAATTTGAGAAAAAGACAACTTCAGAAGCATTGAAAGATGTGTTGAGCGATACAGGTTGGGAAGTTTCTGAACAAACCGAATACGATGGCTTACGTACTACGTCATGGACTTCTTATCAAACTAGATATGAAGTTTTAAAGCAATTATGTACAACCTATAAAATGGTTTTAGATTTTTATATTGAGCTTAGCTCTAATACCGTCAAAGGTAGATATGTAGTACTCAAAAAGAAAAACAGCTTATTCAAAGGTAAAGAAATTGAATATGGTAAAGATTTAGTCGGGTTAACTAGGAAGATTGATATGTCAGAAATCAAAACAGCATTAATTGCTGTGGGACCTGAAAATGACAAAGGGAAGCGTTTAGAGCTAGTTGTGACAGATGACGAAGCGCAAAGTCAATTCAACCTACCTATGCGCTATATTTGGGGGATATATGAACCACAATCAGATGATCAAAATATGAATGAAACACGATTAAGTTCTTTAGCCAAAACAGAGTTAAATAAACGTAAGTCGGCAGTTATGTCATATGAGATTACTTCTACTGATTTGGAAGTTACGTATCCGCACGAGATTATATCAATTGGCGATACAGTCAGAGTAAAACATAGAGATTTTAACCCGCCATTGTATGTAGAGGCAGAAGTTATTGCTGAAGAATATAACATAATTTCAGAAAATAGCACATATACATTCGGTCAACCTAAAGAGTTCAAAGAATCAGAATTACGAGAAGAGTTTAACAAGCGATTGAACATAATACATCAAAAGTTAAACGATAATATTAGCAATATCAACACTATAGTTAAAGATGTTGTAGATGGTGAATTAGAATACTTTGAACGCAAAATACACAAAAGTGATACACCGCCAGAAAATCCAGTCAATGATATGCTTTGGTATGATACAAGTAACCCTGATGTTGCTGTCTTGCGTAGATATTGGAATGGTCGATGGATTGAAGCAACACCAAATGATGTTGAAAAATTAGGTGGTATAACAAGAGAGAAAGCGCTATTCAGTGAATTAAACAATATTTTTATTAATTTATCTATACAACACGCTAGTCTTTTGTCAGAAGCTACAGAATTACTGAATAGCGAGTACTTAGTAGATAATGATTTGAAAGCGGACTTACAAGCAAGTTTAGACGCTGTGATTGATGTTTATAATCAAATTAAAAATAATTTAGAATCTATGACACCCGAAACTGCAACGATTGGTCGGTTGGTAGATACACAAGCTTTATTTCTTGAGTATAGAAAGAAATTACAAGATGTTTATACAGATGTAGAAGATGTCAAAATCGCCATTTCAGATAGATTTAAATTATTACAGTCACAATACACTGATGAAAAATATAAAGAAGCGTTGGAAATAATAGCAACAAAATTTGGTTTAACGGTGAATGAAGATTTGCAGTTAGTCGGAGAACCTAATGTTGTTAAATCAGCTATTGAAGCAGCTAGAGAATCCACAAAAGAACAATTACGTGACTATGTAAAAACATCGGACTATAAAACAGACAAAGACGGTATTGTTGAACGTTTAGATACTGCTGAAGCTGAGAGAACGACTTTAAAAGGTGAAATCAAAGATAAAGTTACGTTAAACGAATATCGAAACGGATTGGAAGAACAAAAACAATATACTGATGACCAGTTAAGTGATTTGTCCAATAATCCTGAGATTAAAGCAAGTATTGAACAAGCAAATCAAGAAGCGCAAGAAGCTTTAAAATCATACATTGATGCTCAAGATGATCTTAAAGAGAAGGAATCGCAAGCGTATGCTGATGGTAAAATTTCGGAAGAAGAGCAACGCGCTATACAAGATGCTCAAGCTAAACTTGAAGAGGCAAAACAAAACGCAGAACTAAAGGCTAGAAACGCTGAAAAGAAAGCTAATGCTTATACAGACAACAAGGTCAAAGAAAGCACAGATGCACAGAGGAAAACATTGACTCGCTATGGTTCTCAAATTATACAAAATGGTAAGGAAATCAAATTAAGAACTACTAAAGAAGAGTTTAATGCAACCAATCGTACACTTTCAAATATATTAAACGAGATTGTTCAAAATGTTACAGATGGAACAACAATCAGATATGATGATAACGGAGTGGCTCAAGCTTTGAATGTGGGGCCACGTGGTATTAGATTAAATGCTGATAAAATTGATATTAACGGTAATAGAGAAATAAACCTTCTTATCCAAAATATGCGAGATAAAGTAGATAAAACCGATATTGTCAACAGTCTTAATTTATCAAGAGAGGGTCTTGATATCAATGTTAATAGAATTGGAATTAAAGGCGGTGACAATAACAGATATGTTCAAATACAGAATGATTCTATTGAACTAGGTGGTATTGTGCAACGTACTTGGAGAGGGAAACGTTCAACAGACGATATTTTTACGCGACTGAAAGACGGTCACCTAAGATTTAGAAATAACACCGCTGGCGGTTCACTTTATATGTCACATTTTGGTATTTCGACTTATATTGATGGTGAAGGTGAAGACGGTGGTTCATCTGGTACGATTCAATGGTGGGATAAAACTTACAGTGATAGTGGCATGAATGGTATAACAATCAATTCCTATGGTGGTGTCGTTGCACTAACGTCAGATAATAATCGGGTTGTTCTGGAGTCTTACGCTTCATCGAATATCAAAAGCAAACAGGCACCGGTGTATTTATATCCAAACACAGACAAAGTGCCTGGATTAAACCGATTTGCATTCACGCTGTCTAATGCAGATAATGCTTATTCGAGTGACGGTTATATTATGTTTGGTTCTGATGAGAACTATGATTACGGTGCGGGTATCAGGTTTTCTAAAGAAAGAAATAAAGGTCTTGTTCAAATTGTTAATGGACGATATGCAACAGGTGGAGATACAACAATCGAAGCAGGGTATGGCAAATTTAATATGCTGAAACGACGTGATGGTAATAGGTATATTCATATACAGAGTACAGACCTACTGTCTGTAGGTTCAGATGATGCAGGAGATAGGATAGCTTCTAACTCAATTTATAGACGTACTTATTCGGCCGCAGCTAATTTGCATATTACTTCTGCTGGCACAATTGGGCGTTCGACATCAGCGCGTAAATACAAGTTATCTATCGAAAATCAATATAACGATAGAGATGAACAACTGGAACATTCAAAAGCTATTCTTAACTTACCTATTAGAACGTGGTTTGATAAAGCTGAGTCTGAAATTTTAGCTAGAGAGCTGAGAGAAGATAGAAAATTATCGGAAGACACCTATAAACTTGATAGATACGTAGGTTTGATTGCTGAAGAGGTGGAGAATTTAGGATTAAAAGAGTTTGTCACGTATGATGACAAAGGAGAAATTGAAGGTATAGCGTATGATCGTCTATGGATTCATCTTATCCCTGTTATCAAAGAACAACAACTAAGAATCAAGAAATTGGAGGAGTCAAAGAATGCAGGATAACAAACAAGGATTACAAGCTAATCCTGAATATACAATTCATTATTTATCACAGGAAATTATGAGGTTAACACAAGAAAACGCGATGTTAAAAGCGTATATACAAGAAAATAAAGAAAATCAACAATGTGCTGAGGAAGAGTAATCCTTAGCACTATTTTTATACAAAAATTTAAGGAGGTCATTTAATTATGGCAAAAGAAATTATCAACAATACAGAAAGGTTTATTTTAGTACAAATCGACAAAGAAGGTACAGAACGTGTAGTATATCAAGATTTCACAGGAAGTTTTACAACTTCTGAAATGGTTAACCATGCTCAAGATTTTAAATCTGAAGAAAACGCTAAGAAAATTGCGGAGACGTTAAATTTGTTATATCAATTAACTAACAAAAAACAACGTGTGAAAGTAGTTAAAGAAGTAGTTGAAAGATCAGATTTATCTCCAGAGGTAACAGTTAACACTGAAACAGTATGAAAAGCTATGAGTTAGATACTCATAGTCTTTATTCTTTTAGAAAGCGGGTGTACTGAATTGGGGTGGTTCAAAAAACACGAACATGAATGGCGCATCAGAAGGTTAGAAGAGAATGATAAAACAATGCTCAGCACACTCAACGAAATTAAATTAGGTCAAAAAACCCAAGAGCAAGTTAACATTAAATTAGATAAAACCTTAGATGCTATTCAAAAAGAAAGAGAAATAGATGAAAAGAATAAGAAAGAAAATGATAAGAACATACGTGATATGAAAATGTGGGTGCTTGGTTTAGTTGGGACAATATTTGGGTCGCTAATTATAGCATTATTGCGTATGCTTATGGGCATATAAGAGAGGTGATTACCATGTTCGGATTAAATTTTGGAGCTTCGCTGTGGACGTGTTTCTGGTTTGGTAAGTGTAAGTAATAGTTAAGAGTCAGTGCTTCGGCACTGGCTTTTTATTTTGGATAAAAGGAGCAAACAAATGGATGCAAAAGTAATAACAAGATACATCGTATTGATCTTAGCATTAGTAAATCAATTCTTAGCGAACAAAGGTATTAGCCCAATTCCAGTAGACGATGAAACTATATCATCAATAATACTTACTGTAGTCGCTTTATATACAACGTATAAAGACAATCCAACATCTCAAGAAGGTAAATGGGCAAATCAAAAATTAAAGAAATATAAAGCTGAAAATAAGTATAGAAAAGCAACAGGGCAAGCGCCAATTAAAGAAGTAATGACACCTACGAATATGAACGACACAAATGATTTAGGGTAGGTGGTTGATATATGTTAATGACAAAAAATCAAGCAGAAAAATGGTTTGACAATTCATTAGGGAAACAATTCAACCCAGATGGTTGGTATGGATTTCAGTGTTATGATTACGCCAATATGTTCTTTATGTTAGCGACAGGCGAAAGGCTGCAAGGTTTATATGCTTATAATATCCCGTTTGATAATAAAGCAAAGATTGAAAAATATGGTCAAATAATTAAAAACTATGACAGCTTTTTACCGCAAAAGTTGGATATTGTCGTTTTCCCGTCAAAGTATGGTGGCGGAGCTGGACACGTTGAAATTGTTGAGAGCGCAAATTTAAATACTTTCACATCATTTGGTCAAAACTGGAACGGTAAAGGTTGGACTAATGGCGTTGCGCAACCTGGTTGGGGTCCTGAAACTGTGACAAGACATGTTCATTATTATGACAATCCAATGTATTTTATTAGGTTAAACTTCCCTAACAACTTAAGCGTTGGCAATAAAGCTAAAGGTATTATTAAGCAAGCGACTACAAAAAAAGAGGCAGTAATTAAACCTAAAAAAATTATGCTTGTAGCCGGTCATGGTTATAACGATCCTGGAGCAGTAGGAAACGGAACAAACGAACGCGATTTTATACGTAAATATATAACGCCTAATATCGCTAAGTATTTAAGACATGCAGGACATGAAGTTGCATTATACGGTGGCTCAAGTCAATCACAAGATATGTATCAAGATACTGCATACGGTGTTAATGTAGGCAATAAAAAAGATTATGGCTTATATTGGGTTAAATCACAGGGGTATGACATTGTTCTAGAAATACATTTAGACGCAGCAGGAGAAAGCGCAAGTGGTGGGCATGTTATTATCTCAAGTCAATTCAATGCAGATACTATTGATAAAAGTATACAAGATGTTATTAAAAATAACTTAGGACAAATAAGAGGTGTGACACCTCGTAATGATTTACTAAATGTTAATGTATCAGCAGAAATAAATATAAATTATCGTTTATCTGAATTAGGTTTTATTACTAATAAAAATGATATGGATTGGATTAAGAAAAACTATGACTTGTATTCTAAATTAATAGCCGGTGCGATTCATGGTAAGCCTATAGGTGGTTTGGTAGCTGGTAATGTTAAAACATCAGCTAAAAACAAAAAAAATCCACCAGTGCCAGCAGGTTATACACTCGATAAGAATAATGTCCCTTATAAAAAAGAACAAGGCAATTACACAGTAGCTAATGTTAAAGGTAATAATGTAAGAGACGGTTATTCAACTAATTCAAGAATTACAGGGGTATTACCCAACAACACAACAATTACGTATGACGGTGCATATTGTATTAATGGTTATAGATGGATTACTTATATTGCTAATAGTGGACAACGTCGTTATATAGCGACAGGAGAGGTAGACAAGGCAGGTAATAGAATAAGTAGTTTTGGTAAGTTTAGCACGATTTAGTATTTACTTAGAATAAAAATTTTGCTACATTAATTATAGGGAATCTTACAGTTATTAAATAACTATTTGGATGGATGTTAATATTCCTATACACTTTTTAACATTTCTCTCAAGATTTAAATGTAGATAACAGGCAGGTACTTCGGTACTTGCCTATTTTTTTATGTTATAGCTAGCCTTCGGGCTAGTTTTTTGTTATGATGTGTTACACATGCATCAACTATTTACATCTATCCTTGTTCACCCAAGCATGTCACTGGATGTTTTTTCTTGCGATAGAGAGCATAGTTTTCATACTACTCCCCGTAGTATATATGACTTTAGCATTCCCGTATAACAGTTTACGGGGTGCTTTTATGTTATAATTGCTTTTATATAGTAGGAGTGAACTATATAGCCGGGCAGAGGCCATGTATCTGACTGTTGGTCCCACAGGAGACATCTTCCTTGTCATCACTCGATACATATATCTTAACAACATAGAAATGTTACATTCGCTATAACCGTATCTTAATCGATACGGTTATATTTATTCCCCTACAACCAACAAAACCACAGATCCTATTAATTTAGGATTGTGGTTATTTTTTGCGTTTTTTTGGGGCAAAAAAAGGGCAGATTATTTGAAAAAGGGCAAACGCTTGTGGAAAAGCTAAAAGGTTAAAAATGACAAAAACCTTGATACAACAGTGTTTTTGGACGCTCGTGTACGTTAGAGAATGACCGGTTTACCATCATACAAGGGTGGGATTAACTTGTGTTAAAAAGCCTTTAATATCAGTTGTTACAAAGGATTTGTAGCGTCTTTAAAAATAAAAAAGGGCAGAAAAAGGGCAGATACCTTTTAGTACACAAGTTTTTCTAATTTTTGCTCTAACTCTCTGTCCATTTTCTCTGTTACATGTGTATACACCTTTATAGTCGTTTTTTCATCTGTATGTCCTACTCTTTTCATAATTGCTTTTAACGATATATTCATTTCCGCCAATAAACTTATGTGTGTATGCCTTAGTGTGTGAGTAGTAACTTTTTTATTTATATTTAATGATTCTGCAGCTGAGGACAATCGTTTGTTTATCCTACTGCCTTGCATAGGATTTCCTTGGCAAGTTGTGAATATAAACCCTCTATCAACATAGCTTGGTTCCCATTGTTGCATCTTTTTATTTTCTAACATTATTTTTTTCAATACATTTGCTATCCTTGAATTGATGGCGATTTTTCTTCTTGAACCTGCGGTCTTAGTAGTATCTTTGTGACCAAATCCAGCATTACATTTGATTCTGTGAATAGTGCCATTAATAGCGATCGTTTTATTTTTGAGGTCAACATCTTTAACTTGGAGAGCTAATAACTCACCTATGCGCATACCTGTTAAAGCTTGAACTTCTACAGCCCCAGCAACTAAAATACGAGCTCTATACTGCATGTTATTATCGTTCAGTATAAAATCGCGTATCTGTATTACCTGTTCCATCTCTAAATAGTTATACATTTTCGCTTCTTCTTTTTCTATATCTTCTATCGTCTTACTCTTCTTTGGTAGTGTGACGCTATTTAATATGTGTTCGTTTGGATAATTGTAAAATTTAACGGCGTATTTAATAGCTTCTTTCATATGTCCAAGTTGACGCTTTACCTGATTTGCAGAATATACGTTTGATAATTTGTTAATAAATGTTTGCATGTACTTTGTATCAATTTTGTTTAAAAGTAAATTTTGAGAACTGTTCTTTTTGATGTTTTTGATTCTTGTTTTCAAATTATCAAGCGTCGTTACTTTAAAGCCAGATGTTTTTATATGATATTCAAGCCATTCATCTAATAACGCGTGAAAAGTCAAAGTTTTTAATTCGCTTGACGACTTGTTGTTTAGTTTTTCTTTTATTTTTTCTTCTAAACGAAACATTGCCTCTTTTTGCGATTGCTTTGTATTCTTATTCAAGACAACACTTACACGTTTCCATTTATCTGTATACGGATCTTTGTATTTCTCGTAGTATCTATACTTCGTTTCATTGTTCTTATTTTTAAATTTTTCAAACCACATTTTACATCCCTCCTCAAAATTGGCAAAAAATAATAAGGGTAGGCGGGCTACCCATGAAAATTGTATAAAAAAAGACGCCTGTATAAAATACAGACGCCACTTATAATTATAAGATTACATGGTTAATTACCAAAAATGGTAACGAATATATACGTGTTTTAAAGGATAAACCTTTAATATATTAAAATTATATCATCTTATATCAGGGATCTGCAATATATTATTATTAATTCTATTTATCAGTAACATAATATCCGAAGAATCTATTACTGGATTTTTAATTTTTTGGGGTAAAACTTTTCTTATGCGAAACTTACTAATCGGCTGGAAAGAATTTATGCAAGCGTAACTATTACCTTTTAATTTTTTTACCTTATCAATTGCTGATACTATGTTATTAATGTTTCTGTCAATTTTATTTAATTTATTTTCAATTTCTAAACTATCAGATATAAATTCAATAAAATAATCTTTAGTGATGAATTCTGTGTTGTTTTTTTGGTATTTTTTATCGAAAACTTCTTTTAATATAGCTGAATTATTTTGCGCGCTAATTAAATTTAAAAACAATCTTAAATAATACTCCCATTTCAAATCAAAATTCATCTTTAAATACTTTTTGTTTTCTTTAGAGGATAAGGGAATAACATTTACTATATCCTCCGTATTAGAATCATTTTTATTCATCACTATTGCAAAGTGTGAATTAGAAAATTCTTTATTAACGTTTATACCGAAATCTACAAAAACTATTTCTCCTTGTTTAAACTTTGGATAAAAACCTTTATGGTTTTTTTCACCTTCAAATCTCTTGAGTAAATAGTGAATATCTGAATCTAACTTTTTAAATTTTGGATTTCCAGAAGTTTTTAATTTATTAATGCGTTTTTCTATATTATGCGTCATCATTTCTCCTTTATTCTCGCTCACACTCTCACCACCATTCAACGTCTACACTTGTAGGCGTTTTTTGATTAGTAAAATCATAATGAATCTTCTTTGGTTAACTTATCGCCATCTATTTTTTGTGAAATAAATTCCAAGTATTTACGCGCATTATGTGACGATAAATCTTTAGGTAACTCATAAGTGAATGGTTGATTACCACTAGTTAAAACTTCATATACTATAGTTTCTTTTTTTATTTTGCAATTAGTTATTTTCATTATAAACTCCTTTTAAACACTGCTGAAATAGACGTCTTTTTCAAATAAGCATGATTAATACTTTAATTCTTTAATCCACATATATTTAAAAGTGAGGTAGTAGGTAATAAATATAAGACTTAAAGTTAAGATTGCTTTTTTCATGTCAATTTCTCCTTTGTTTATATTTATATTAAAGCGCTAAATATACGTTATTAATCACAATACAACTTTGCCCATTACTTTAATATCACTAAACGAAGCGACTTTGATATCATCATACTTCGGATTTAGAGATACCAAATTAATATAGTCTTCGCATATATCTACACGCTTGATAAGACTTACTCCATCTAATACAACGAGTGCAATTGTACCATCTTTAATAGAATCTTCTTTCTTAATAAAAGCGTATGTTCCTTGTTTTAACATAGGTTCCATTGAATCACCATTAACTAAAATACAAAAATCAGCATTTGATGGCGTTTCGTCTTCTTTAAAAAATACTTCTTCATGCAATATGTCATCATATAATTCTTCTCCTATGCCAGCACCAGTTGCACCACATGCAATATACGATACTAGTTTAGACTCTTTATATTCATCTATAGAAGTGACTTTATTCTGTTCATCTAATTGCTCATTTGCATAGTTAAGTACGTTTTCTTGGCGGGGAGGTGTGAGTTGAGAAAATATGTTATTGATTTTTGACATTATCGTTTCATCTTGACGTTCTTCGTCAGGAACTCGATAAGAATCTACATCATACCCCATAAGCCACGCTTCACCGACATTTAAAGTTTTAGATAATAAGAATAATTTATGTTGGTCTGGAGAAGACCTTCCATTAACATACTGGGATAAGTGACTTTTTGACATTTTAATATTCAATTCTTTTTGAAAGGGTTTCGACTTTTCTAGAATATCTACTTGACGCAAGTTCCTATCTTTCATAATTTGTTTTAATCTTTCAGAAGTGTTTTGCATTGGTAATGCCTCCTTGAAATTCATTATATAGGAAGGGAAATAAAAATCAATACAAAAGTTCAACTTTTTTAACTTTTTGTGTTGACATTGTTCAAAATTGGGGTTATAGTTATTATAGTTCAAATGTTTGAACTTAGGAGGTGATTATTTGAATACTAATACAACTTTTGATTTTTCGTTATTGAACGGTAAGATAGTCGAAGTGTACTCGACACAATTTAACTTTGCTATAGCTTTAGGTGTATCAGAAAGAACTTTGTCTTTGAAGTTGAACAACAAAGTACCATGGAAAACAACAGACATTATTAAAGCTTGTAAGTTATTGGGAATACCTATAAAAGATGTTCACAAATATTTTTTTAAACAGAAAGTTCAAATGTTTGAACTTAATAAGTAAAGGAGGCATAACACATGCAAGAACGAGAAAAGGTTAATAAAAGTAACACATCTTCAAATGAAGCATCAAAACCTTTTAGGACAAATTGAAGCTTACGACAAAACGCTTAAAGAAATAAAGTACACTCGAGACCTTTACAACAAACACCTAAGCATGAACAACGAAGACGCATTCGCTGGTTTGGAAATGGTAGAGGATGAAATTACTAAAAAGCTACGAAGTGCTATCAAAGAGTTCCAAAAAGTAGTGAAAGCGTTAGACAAGCTTAACGGTGTTGAAAGCGATAACAAAGTTACTGATTTAACAGAGTGGCGGAAAGTGAATCAGTAACATTCACTTCTTAATATAACCACGCTTATCAACATCCACATTGAGCAGATGTGAGCGAGAGCTGGCGATGATATGAGCCGCGTTTAAATACATTCGATAGTCATTGCGATAACCGTCTGCTGAATGTGGGTGTTGAGGAAAAAGGAGGATACTCAAATGCAAGCATTACAAACATTTAATTTTAAAGAGCTACCAGTAAGAACAGTAGAAATTGAAAACGAACCTTATTTTGTAGGAAAAGATATTGCTGAGATTTTAGGATATGCAAGATCAAACAATGCCATTAGAAATCATGTTGATAGCGAGGACAAGCTGACGCACCAATTTAGTGCATCAGGTCAAAACAGAAATATGATCATTATCAACGAATCAGGATTATACAGTCTAATCTTCGATGCTTCTAAACAAAGCAAAAACGAAAAAATTAGAGAAACCGCTAGAAAATTCAAACGCTGGGTAACATCAGATGTCCTACCAGCTATTCGCAAACACGGTATATACGCAACAGACAATGTAATTGAACAAACATTAAAAGATCCAGACTACATCATTACAGTGTTGACTGAGTATAAGAAAGAAAAAGAGCAAAACTTACTTTTACAACAGCAAGTAGAAGTTAACAAACCAAAAGTATTATTCGCTGACTCGGTAGCTGGTAGTGATAATTCAATACTTGTTGGAGAACTAGCGAAAATACTTAAACAAAACGGTGTTGATATAGGACAAAACAGATTGTTCAAATGGTTAAGAAATAATGGATATCTCATTAAAAAGAGTGGAGAAAGTTATAACTTACCAACTCAAAAGAGTATGGATCTAAAAATCTTGGATATCAAAAAACGAATAATTAATAATCCAGATGGTTCAAGTAAAGTATCACGTACACCAAAAGTAACAGGCAAAGGACAACAATACTTTGTTAATAAGTTTTTAGGAGAAAAACAAACATCTTAAAAGGAGGAACACAATGGAACAAATCACATTAACCAAAGAAGAGTTGAAAGAAATTATAGCAAAAGAAGTTAGAGAGGCTATAAATGGCAAGAAACCAATCAGTTCAGGTTCAATTTTCAGTAAAGTAAGAATCAATAATGACGATTTAGAAGAAATCAATAAAAAACTCAATTTCGCAAAAGATTTGTCGCTAGGAAGATTGAGGAAGCTCAATCATCCGATTCCGCTAAAAAAGTATCAGCATGGCTTCGAATCAATTCATCAAAAAGCTTATGTACAAGATGTTCATGACCATATTAGAAAATTAACATTATCAATTTTTGGAGTGACACTTAATTCAGACTTGAGTGAAAGTGAATACAACCTAGCAGCAAAAGTTTATCGAGAAATCAAAAACTATTATTTATACATCTATGAAAAGAGAGTTTCAGAATTAACTATCGATGATTTCGAATAAAGGAGGAACAACAAATGTTACAAAAATTTAGAATTGCGAAAGAAAAAAATAAATTAAAACTCAAATTACTCAAGCATGCTAGTTACTGTTTAGAAAGAAACAACAACCCTGAACTGTTGCGAGCAGTTGCAGAGTTGTTGAAAAAGGTTAGCTAAATTCAACGGTAAGGATTTGCCCTGCCTCCACACTTAGAGTTTGAGATCCAACAAACACATAAGTTTTAGTAGGGTCTAGAAAAAATGTTTCGATTTCCTCTTTTGTAACAGTTTCAATTCCTTCATATCCTGGAAAAACAATTTTCTTTAAATCCGAAACATGTTTTTTTGAACCATCCTTTAAAGTAACTAGAAGTTTCATACTTATCACCTCCTTAGGTTGATAACAACATTATACACGAAAGGAGCATAAACAATATGCAAGCATTACAAACAAATTCGAACATCGGAGAAATGTTCAATATTCAAGAAAAAGAAAATGGAGAAATCGCAATCAGCGGTCGAGAACTTCATCAAGCATTAGAAGTTAAGACAGCATATAAAGATTGGTTTCCAAGAATGCTTAAATACGGATTTGAAGAAAATACAGATTACACAGCTATCGCTCAAAAAAGAGCAACAGCTCAAGGCAATATGACTCACTATATTGACCACGCACTCACACTAGACACTGCAAAAGAAATCGCAATGATTCAACGTAGTGAACCTGGCAAACGTGCAAGACAATATTTCATCCAAGTTGAAAAAGCATGGAACAGCCCAGAAATGATTATGCAACGTGCTTTAAAAATTGCTAACAACACAATCAATCAATTAGAAACAAAGATTGCACGTGACAAACCAAAAATTGTATTTGCAGATGCAGTAGCTACTACTAAGACATCAATTTTAGTTGGAGAGTTAGCAAAGATCATTAAACAAAACGGTATAAACATCGGGCAACGCAGATTGTTTGAGTGGTTACGTCAAAACGGATTCCTTATTAAACGCAAGGGTGTGGATTATAACATGCCTACACAGTATTCAATGGAACGTGAGTTATTCGAAATTAAAGAAACATCAATCACACATTCGGACGGTCACACATCAATTAGTAAGACGCCAAAAGTAACAGGTAAAGGACAACAATACTTTGTTAACAAGTTTTTAGGAGAAAAACAAACAACTTAATAGGAGGAATTACAAATGAACGCACTATACAAAACAACCCTCCTCATCACAATGGCAGTTGTGACGTGGAAGGTTTGGAAGATTGAGAAGCACACTAGAAAACCTGTGATTAGTAGCAGGGCGTTGAGTGACTATCTAAACAACAAATCTTTAACCATACCGAAAGATGCTGAAAATTCTACTGAATCTGCTCGTCGCCTTTTGAAGTTCGCCGAACAAACTATTAGCAAATAACAACATTATACACGAAAGGAAAGATAGAAATGCCAAAAATCATAGTACCACCAACACCAGAAAACACATATAGAGGCGAAGAAAAATTTGTGAAAAAGTTATACGCAACACCTACACAAATCCATCAATTGTTTGGAGTATGTAGAAGTACAGTATACAACTGGTTGAAATATTACCGCAAAGATAATTTAGGTGTAGAAAATTTATACATTGATTATTCACCAACAGGCACTCTGATTAATATTTCTAAATTGGAAGAGTATTTGATCAGAAAGCATAAAAAATGGTATTAGGAGGATATTAAATGAGCAACATTTATAAAAGCTACCTAGTAGCAGTATTATGCTTCACAGTCTTAGCGATTGTACTTATGCCGTTTCTATACTTCACTACAGCATGGTCAATTGCGGGATTCGCAAGTATCGCAACATTCATGTACTACAAAGAATGCTTTTTCAAAGAATAAAAAAACTGCTACTTGTTGGAGCAAGTAACAGTATCAAACACTTAAGAAAAAATTCATGTTCAATATAAAACGAAAAACGGAGGAAGTCAAGATGTATTACGAAATAGGCGAAATCATACGCAAAAATATTCATGTTAACGGATTCGATTTTAAGCTATTCATTTTAAAAGGTCATATGGGCATATCAATACAAGTTAAAGATATGAACAACGTACCAATTAAACATGCTTATGTCGTAGATGAGAATGACTTAGATATGGCATCAGACTTATTTAACCAAGCAATAGATGAATGGATTGAAGAGAACACAGACGAACAGGACAGACTAATTAACTTAGTCATGAAATGGTAGGAGGTCGCTATGAAGCAGACTGTAACTTATATCATTCGTCATAGGGATATGCCAATTTATATAACTAACAAACCAACTGATAACAATTCAGATATTAGTTACTCCACAAATAGAAATAGAGCTAGGGAGTTTAACGGTATGGAAGAAGCGAGTATCAATATGGATTATCACAAAGCAATCAAGAAAACAGTGACAGAAACTATTGAGTACGAGGAGGTAGAACATGACTGAGGAAAAACAAGAACCACAAGAAAAAGTAAGCATACTCAAAAAACTAAAGATAAATAATATCGCTGAGAAAAATAAAAGGAAATTCTATAAATTTGCAGTATACGGAAAAATTGGCTCAGGAAAAACCACGTTTGCTACAAGAGATAAAGACGCTTTCGTCATTGACATTAACGAAGGTGGAACAACGGTTACTGACGAAGGATCAGACGTAGAAATCGAGAACTATCAACACTTTGTTTATGTTGTAAATTTTTTACCTCAAATTTTACAGGAGATGAGAGAAAACGGACAAGAAATCAATGTTGTAGTTATTGAAACTATTCAAAAACTTAGAGATATGACATTGAATGATGTGATGAAAAATAAGTCTAAAAAACCAACGTTTAATGATTGGGGAGAAGTTGCTGAACGAATTGTCAGTATGTACAGATTAATAGGAAAACTTCAAGAAGAATACAAATTCCACTTTGTTATTACAGGTCATGAAGGTATCAACAAAGATAAAGATGATGAAGGTAGCACTATCAACCCTACTATCACTATTGAAGCGCAAGAACAAATTAAAAAAGCTATTACTTCTCAAAGTGATGTGTTAGCTAGGGCAATGATTGAAGAATTTGATGATAACGGAGAAAAGAAAGCTAGATATATTCTAAACGCTGAACCTTCTAATACGTTTGAAACAAAGATTAGACATTCACCTTCAATAACAATTAACAATAAGAAATTTGCAAATCCTAGCATTACGGACGTAGTAGAAGCAATTAGAAATGGAAACTAAAAATTAATTAAAAGGACGGTATTTAATTATGAAAATCACAGGACAAGCGCAATTTACTAAAGAAACAAATCAAGAAAAGTTTTATAACGGCTCAGCAGGGTTTCAAGCTGGAGAATTCACAGTGAAAGTTAAAAATATTGAATTCAATGATAGAGAAAATAGATATTTCACAATCGTATTTGAAAATGATGAAGGCAAACAATATAAACATAATCAATTTGTACCGCCGTATAAATATGATTTCCAAGAAAAACAATTGATTGAATTAGTTACTCGATTAGGTATTAAGTTAAATCTTCCTAGCTTAGATTTTGATACCAATGATCTTATTGGTAAGTTTTGTCACTTGGTATTGAAATGGAAATTCAATGAAGATGAAGGTAAGTATTTTACGGATTTTTCATTTATTAAACCTTACAAAAAGGGCGATGATGTTGTTAACAAACCTATTCCGAAGACAGATAAGCAAAAAGCTGAAGAAAATAACGGGGCACAACAACAAACATCAATGTCTCAACAAAGCAATCCATTTGAAAGCAGTGGCCAATTTGGATATGACGACCAAGATTTAGCGTTTTAAGGTGTGGTTTAAATGCAATACATTACAAGATACCAGAAAGATAACGACGGTACTTATTCCGTCGTTGCTACTGGTGTTGAACTTGAACAAAGTCACATTGACTTACTAGAAAACGGATATCCACTAAAAGCAGAAGTAGAGGTTCCGGACAATAAAAAACTATCTATAGAACAACGCAAAAAAATATTCGCAATGTGTAGAGATATAGAACTTCACTGGGGCGAACCAGTAGAATCAACTAGAAAATTATTACAAACAGAATTGGAAATTATGAAAGGTTATGAAGAAATCAGTCTGCGCGACTGTTCTATGAAAGTTGCAAGGGAGTTAATAGAACTGATTATAGCGTTTATGTTTCATCATCAAATACCTATGAGTGTAGAAACGAGTAAGTTGTTAAGCGAAGATAAAGCGTTATTATATTGGGCTACAATCAACCGCAACTGTGTAATATGCGGAAAGCCTCACGCAGACCTGGCACATTATGAAGCAGTCGGCAGAGGCATGAACAGAAACAAAATGAACCACTATGACAAACATGTATTAGCGTTATGTCGCGAACATCACAACGAGCAACATGCGATTGGCGTTAAGTCGTTTGATGATAAATACCACTTGCATGACTCGTGGATAAAAGTTGATGAGAGGCTCAATAAAATGTTGAAAGGAGAGAAAAAGGAATGAATAGACTAAGAATAATAAAAATAGCACTCCTAATCGTCATCTTGGCGGAAGAGATTAGAAATGCTATGCATGCTGTAAAAGTGGAGAAAATTTTAAAATCTCCGTTTAGTTAATACAGGTTTTTACAAAAGCTTTACCATAGGCGGACAAACTAATTGAGCCTTTTTTGATGTCTATTACCCAGGGGCTGTAATGTAACTTTAATACTTCAAATTCAATGCCAGAAAGTTTACTTATTGTTTCTAGGTTGTGTCCTGACTTTAACATTCTTTTAACAAATTCTAATCCCGAAACAAATCTTTGTTTTTCTATAATCTTATTAAAGTGATTTAAAAACTGAGGAGCATAAAACTTATTATAAATTCCTTTTTTTGTTAAGTAAGACATGTCAAAAGTTTCATTTAAAACCCCTAACCTTACTAGGTTATTAATTGAAATTTCGGTTGATTCTATATCTAACGGAGAGTCTTTTATTAACGTGTCCGATATATTCATACCGTCATTCTTTGGGTTTAAAACCGCTCTATATTTAACGGCAGGATGTACTTCGTGATTCTTTAAATGTTTTAAAAGAATAGCATCATTTGGGGATAATTGTTTAATTATTTCAACAAATGAATGGTGGGTTAATGAGTTTTTTCTGTCATCCATAGATGATGCTATTAGTTTTGCGAACATATTACTTAAAGTTTTTTCACTAATGTAAAACTTTGAAGCTTCTAGAGCAGGACCTAGAAGAGAAAATTGTGGTTCTTGTAAATTATTTTTAGGTACAGAAGATATTTCTTTTTTAAATTGTTCTTTGAATTTTTCAAATTCTACTTCTCTTTGATAAATAACTTTATCCACATAAAGGTGGAATTTCCCAAAGACAAGTTCCCAAGTTTTAGAGAATGTTTCTACAGGCCCTTTTGATGCGCCTTCAATAATTTTATCAATACCTTTACCTAAAATAGGATCCATAATTATTCACCCCCAATCTAACGCAATAGCGATAATAAAATTATACCAGAAAGGAGAATCAACATGACTGACCAACCAAGTTACTACTCAATAATTACAGCAAATGTCAGATACGATAACCGACTTACTGACAGCGAAAAGTTACTTTTTGCAGAAATAACATCTTTAAGTAACAAATACGGATACTGCACAGCAAGTAATGGTTACTTTGCAACTTTATACAACGTTGTTAAGGAAACTATATCTCGTAGAATTTCGAACCTTACCAACTTTGGTTATCTAAAAATCGAAATTATCAAAGAAGGTAATGAAGTTAAACAAAGGAAGATGTACCCCTTGACGCAAACGTCAATACCTATTGACGCAAAAATCAATACCCCTATTGATAATTCTGTCAATACCCCTATTGACGCAAATGTCAAAGAGAATATTACAAGTATTAATAATACAAGTAATAACAATATAAATAGAATAGATATATTGTCGGGCAACCCGACAGCATCTTCTATACCCTATAAAGAAATTATCGATTACTTAAACAAAAAAGCGGGCAAGCATTTTAAACACAATACAGCTAAAACAAAAGATTTTATTAAAGCAAGATGGAATCAAGATTTTAGGTTGGAGGATTTTAAAAAGGTGATTGATATCAAAACAGCTGAGTGGCTAAACACGGATAGCGATAAATACCTTAGACCAGAAACACTTTTTGGCAGTAAATTTGAGGGGTACCTCAATCAAAAAATACAACCAACTGGCACGGATCAATTGGAACGCATGAAGTACGACGAAAGTTATTGGGATTAGGGGGATATTATGAAACCACTATTCAGCGAAAAGATAAACGAAAGCTTGAAAAAATATCAACCTACTCATGTCGAAAAAGGATTGAAATGTGAGAGATGTGGAAGTGAATACGACTTATATAAGTTTGCTCCTACTAAAAAACACCCGAATGGTTACGAGTATAAAGACGGTTGCAAATGTGAAATCTATGAGGAATATAAGCGAAACAAGCAACGGAAGATAAACAACATATTCAATCAATCAAACGTTAATCCGTCTTTAAGAGATGCAACAGTCAAAAACTACAAGCCACAAAATGAAAAACAAGTACACGCTAAACAAACAGCAATAGAGTACGTACAAGGCTTCTCTACAAAAGAACCAAAATCATTAATATTGCAAGGTTCATACGGAACTGGTAAAAGCCACCTAGCATACGCTATCGCAAAAGCAGTCAAAGCTAAAGGGCATACGGTTGCTTTTATGCACATACCAATGTTGATGGATCGTATCAAAGCGACATACAACAAAAATGCAGTAGAGACTACAGACGAGCTAGTCAGATTGCTAAGTGATATTGATTTACTTGTACTAGATGATATGGGTGTAGAAAACACAGAGCACACTTTAAATAAACTTTTCAGCATTGTTGATAACAGAGTAGGTAAAAACAACATCTTTACAACTAACTTTAGTGATAAAGAACTAAATCAAAATATGAACTGGCAACGTATAAATTCGAGAATGAAAAAAAGAGCAAGAAAAGTAAGAGTAATCGGAGACGATTTCAGGGAGCGAGATGCATGGTAACCAAAGAATTTTTAAAAACTAAACTTGAGTGTTCAGATATGTACGCTCAGAAACTCATAGATGAGGCACAGGGCGATGAAAATAGGTTGTACGACCTATTTATCCAAAAACTTGCAGAACGTCATACACGCCCCGCTATCGTCGAATATTAAGGAGTGTTAAAAATGCCGAAAGAAAAATATTACTTATACCGAGAAGATGGCACAGAAGATATTAAGGTCATCAAGTATAAAGACAACGTAAATGAGGTTTATTCGCTCACAGGAGCCCATTTCAGCGACGAAAAGAAAATTATGACTGATAGTGACCTAAAACGATTCAAAGGCGCTCACGGGCTTCTATATGAGCAAGAATTAGGTTTACAAGCAACGATATTTGATATTTAGAGGTGGACGATGAGTAAATACAACGCTAAGAAAGTTGAGTACAAAGGAATTGTATTTGATAGCAAAGTAGAGTGTGAATATTACCAATATTTAGAAAGTAATATGAATGGCACTAATTATGATCATATCGAAATACAACCGAAATTCGAATTATTACCAAAACTAGATAAACAACGAAAGATTGAATATATTGCAGACTTCGCGTTATATCTCGATGGCAAACTGATTGAAGTTATCGACATTAAAGGTATGCCAACCGAAGTAGCAAAACTTAAAGCTAAGATTTTCAGACATAAATACAGAAACATAAAACTCAATTGGATATGTAAAGCGCCTAAGTATACAGGTAAAACATGGATTACGTACGAGGAATTAATTAAAGCAAGACGAGAACGCAAAAGAGAAATGAAGTGATCTAATGCAACAACAAGCATATATAAATGCAACGATTGATATAAGGATACCTACAGAAGTTGAATATCAGCATTTTGATGATGTGGATAAAGAAAAAGAAGCGCTGGCAGATTACTTATATAACAATCCTGACGAAATACTAGAGTATGACAATTTAAAAATTAGAAACGTAAATGTAGAGGTGGAATAAATGGGCAGTGTTGTAATCATTAATAATAAACCATATAAATTTAACAATTTTGAAAAAAGAAATAATGGCAAAGCGTGGGATAAATGCTGGAATTGTTTCTAAACGTGTTAGAGGTTGTTGGGAGTTTTCAGAAGCTTTAGACGCGCCTTATGGCATGCACCTAAAAGAATATAGAGAAATGAAACAAATGGAAAAGATTAAACAAGCGAGACTCGAACGTGAATTGGAAAGAGAGCGAAAGAAAGAGGCTGAGCTACGTAAGAAGAAGCCACATTTGTTTAATGTACCTCAAAAACATTCACGTGATCCGTACTGGTTCGATGTCACTTATAACCAAATGTTCAAGAAATGGAGTGAAGCATAATGAGCATAATCAGTAACAGAAAAGTAGATATGAACAAAACGCAAGACAACGTTAAGCAACCTGCGCATTACACATACGGCGACATTGAAATTATAGATTTTATTGAACAAGTTACGGCACAGTACCCACCACAATTAGCATTCGCAATAGGTAATGCAATTAAATACTTGTCTAGAGCACCGTTAAAGAATGGTCATGAGGATTTAGCAAAGGCGAAGTTTTACGTCGATAGAGTATTTGACTTGTGGGAGTGATGACCATGACAGATAGCGGACGTAAAGAATACTTAAAACATTTTTTCGGCTCTAAGAGATATCTGTATCAGGATAACGAACGAGTGGCACATATCCATGTAGTAAATGGCACTTATTACTTTCACGGTCATATCGTGCCAGGTTGGCAAGGTGTGAAAAAGACATTTGATACAGCGGAAGAGCTTGAAACATATATAAAGCAAAGTGATTTGGAATATGAGGAACAGAAGCAACTAACTTTATTTTAAAAGGGCGGAAACAATGAAAATCAAAATTGAAAAAGAAATGAATTTACCTGAACTTATCCAATGGGCTTGGGATAACCCCAAGTTATCAGGTAATAAAAGATTCTATTCAAATGATGTTGAGCGCAACTGTTTTGTGACTTTTCATGTTGATAGCATCTTATGTAATGTGACTGGATATGTATCAATTAACGATAAATTTACTGTTCAAGAGGAGATATAACAATGAAAATCAAAGTTAAAAAAGAAATGAGATTAGATGAATTAATTAAATGGGCGCGAGAAAATCCGGATCTATCACAAGGAAAAATATTTTTTTCAACAGGATTTAGTGATGGATTCGTTCGTTTTCATCCAAATACAAATAAGTGTTCGACGTCAAGTTTTATTCCAATTGATATCCCCTTCATAGTTGATATTGAAAAAGAAGTAACGGAAGAGACTAAGGTTGATAGGTTGATTGAATTATTCGAGATTCAAGAAGGAGACTATAACTCTACACTATATGAGAACACTAGTATAAAAGAATGTTTATATGGCAGATGTGTGCCTACCAAAGCATTCTACATCTTAAACGATGACCTAACTATGACGTTAATCTGGAAAGATGGGGAGTTGCTAGTATGATGTTGAAATTTAAAGCTTGGGATAAAGATAAAAAAGTTATGAGTATTATTGACGAAATCGATTTTAATAGTGGGTACATTTTGATTTCAACAGGTTATAAAAGTTTCAATGAAGTAAAACTATTACAATACACAGGATTTAAAGATGTGCACGGTGTGGAGATTTATGAAGGGGATATTGTTCAAGATTGTTATTCGAGAGAAGTAAGTTTTATCGAGTTTAAAGAAGGAGCCTTTTATATAACTTTTAGCAATGTAACTGAATTACTAAGTGAAAATGACGATATTATTGAAATTGTTGGAAATATTTTTGAAAATGAGATGCTATTGGAGGTTATGAGATGACGTTCACCTTATCAGATGAACAATATAAAAATCTTTGTACTAACTCTAACAAGTTATTAGATAAACTTCACAAAGCATTAAAAGATCGTGAAGAGTACAAGAAGCAACGAGATGAGCTTATTGGGGATATAGCGAAGTTACGAGATTGTAACAAAGATCTAGAGAAGAAAGCAAGCGCATGGGATAGGTATTGCAAGAGCGTTGAAAAAGATTTAATAAACGAATTCGGTAACGATGATGAAAGAGTTAAATTCGGAATGGAATTAAACAATAAAATTTTTATGGAGGATGACACAAATGAATAATCGCGAAAAAATCGAACAGTCCGTTATTAGTGCTAGTGCGTATAACGGTAATGACACAGAGGGGTTGCTAAAAGAGATTGAGGACGTGTATAAGAAAGCGCAAGCGTTTGATGAAATACTTGAGGGAATGACAAATGCTATTCAACATTCAGTTAAAGAAGGTATTGAACTTGATGAAGCAGTAGGGATTATGGCAGGTCAAGTTGTCTATAAATATGAGGAGGAATAGGAAAATGACTAACACATTACAAGTAAAACTATTATCAAAAAATGCTAGAATGCCCGAACGAAATCATAAGACGGATGCAGGTTATGACATATTCTCAGCTGAAACTGTCGTACTCGAACCACAAGAAAAAGCAGTGATCAAAACAGATGTAGCTGTGAGTATACCAGAGGGCTATGTCGGACTATTAACTAGTCGTAGTGGTGTAAGTAGTAAAACGTATTTAGTGATTGAAACAGGCAAGATAGACGCGGGATATCATGGCAATTTAGGGATTAATATCAAGAATGATGAAGAACGTGATGGAATACCCTTTTTATATGATGATATAGACGCTGAATTAGAAGATGGATTAATAAGCATTTTAGATATAAAAGGTAACTATGTACAAGATGGAAGAGGCATAAGAAGAGTTTACCAAATCAACAAAGGCGATAAACTAGCTCAATTGGTTATCGTGCCTATATGGACACCGGAACTAAAGCAAGTGGAGGAATTCGAAAGTGTTTCAGAACGTGGAGCAAAAGGCTTCGGAAGTAGCGGAGTGTAAAGACATCTTAGATCGAGTTAAGGAGGTTTTGGGGAAGTGACGCAATACTTAGTCACAACATTCAAAGATTCAACAGGACGACCACATGAACATATTACTGTGGCTAGAGATAATCAGACGTTTACAGTTATTGAGGCAGAGAGTAAAGAAGAAGCGAAAGAGAAGTACGAGGCACAAGTTAAAAGAGATGCAGTTATTAAAGTGGGTCAGTTGTATGAAAATATAAGGGAGTGTGGGAAATGACGGATGTTAAAATTAAAACTATTTCAGGTGGAGTTTATTTTGTAAAAACAGCTGAACCTTTTGAAAAATATGTTGAAAGAATGACGAGTTTTAATGGTTATATTTACGCAAGTACTATAATCAAGAAACCAACGTATATTAAAACAGATACGATTGAATCAATCACACTTATTGAGGAGCATGGGAAATGAATCAGCTGAGAATTTTATTACATGACGGTAGTAGTTTGATATTACATGAAGATGAATTATTTAACGAAATAGTATTTGTTTTGGACAATTTTAGAAATGATGATGACTATTTAACGATAGAAAAAGATTATGGCAGAGAACTTGTATTGAACAAAGGTTATATAGTTGGGATCAATGTTGAGGAGGCAGATGATGATTAACATACCTAAAATGAAATTCCCGAAAAAGTACACTGAAATAATCAAAAAATATAAAAATAAAGCACCTGAAGAAAAGGCTAAGATTGAAGATGATTTTATTAAAGAAATTAAAGATAAAGACAGTGAATTTTACAGTCCTACGATGGCTAATATGAATGAATATGAATTAAGGGCTATGTTAAGAATGATGCCTAGTTTAATTGATACTGGAGATGACAATGATGATTAAAAAACTTAAAAATATGGATGGGTTCGACATCTTTATTGTTGGAATACTGTCATTATTCGGTATATTCGCATTGCTACTTGTTATCACATTGCCTATCTATACAGTGGCTAGTTACCAACACAAAGAATTACATCAAGGAACTATTACAGATAAATATAACAAGAGACAAGATAAAGAAGACAAGTTCTATATTGTATTAGACAACAAACAAGTCATTGAAAATTCCGACTTATTATTCAAAAAGAAATTTGATAGCGCAGATATACAAGCTAGGTTAAAAGTAGGCGATAAGGTAGAAGTTAAAACAATCGGTTATAGAATACACTTTTTAAATTTATATCCGGTCTTATACGAAGTAAAGAAGGTAGATAAACAATGATTAAACAAATACTAAGACTATTATTCTTACTAGCAATGTATGAGTTAGGTAAGTATGTAACTGAGCAAGTGTATATTATGATGACGGCTAATGATGATGTAGAGGCGCCGAGTGATTACGTCTTTCGAGCGGAGGTGAGTGAATAATGAGAATATTTATTTATGATTTGATCGTTTTGCTGTTTGCTTTCTTAATATCCATATATATTATTGATGATGGAGTGATAATAAATGCATTAGGAATTTTTGGTATGTATAAAATTATAGATTCCTTTTCAGAAAATATTATAAAGAGGTAGATAAAAATGAACGAGCAAATAATAGGAAGCATATATACTTTAGCAGGAGGTGTTGTGCTTTATTCAGTTAAAGAGATTTTTAGGTATTTTACAGATTCTAACTTACAACGTAAAAAAATCAATTTAGAACAAATATATCCGATATATTTAGATTGTTTTAAAAAGGCTAAAAAGATGATTGGAGCTTATATTATTCCAACAGAACAGCATGAATTTTTAGATTTTTTTGATATTGAAGTCTTTAATAATTTAGATAAGCAAAGTAAAAAAGCGTATGAAAATGTTATTGGATTTAGACAAATGATTAATTTATCAAATAGAGTTAAGGCAATGGAAGATTTTAAGATGAGTTTCAACAATGAATTTAGTACAAATCAGATTTTTTTTAATCCTTCTTTTGTTATGGAAACAATTGCTATTATAAATGAATATCAAAAAGATATATCTTATTTAAAAAATATAATTAATAAAATGAATGAAAATAGAGCTTATAATCATATTGATAGTTTTATCACTTCAGAGTACCGACGAAAAATAAACGATTATAATCTTTATCTTGATAAATTTGAAGAACAGTTTAGTCAAAAGTTTAAAATAAACAGAACTTCGATAAAAGAAAGAATTATTATTAATTTAAACAAGAGGAGATTTAAATGATGTGGATTACTATGACTATTGTATTTGCTATATTGCTATTAGTTTGTATCAGTATTAATAGTGATCGTGCAAGAGAGATACAAGCACTTAGATATATGAATGATTATCTACTTGATGAAGTAGTTAAAACTAAAGGGTACAACGGGTTAGAAGAATACAGGATTGAATTGAAGCGAATGAATAACGATATTAAAAAGTAATTTATATTATCGGAGGTATTGCATTGAATGATAAAGATTGAGAAACACGATATCAAAAAGCTTGAAGAATACATTCAGCACATCGATAACTATCGAAGAGAGTTGAAGATGCGAGAATATGAATTACTTGAAAGTCATGAACCAGATAATGCGGGAGCTGGCAAAAGTAATTTGCCGGGTAACCCGATTGAACGATGTGCAATAAAGAAGTTTAGTGATAACAGGTACAATACATTAAGAAATATAGTTAACGGTGTAGATAGATTGATAGGTGAAAGTGATGAGGATACGCTTGAGTTATTAAGGTTTAGATATTGGGATTGTCCTATTGGTTGTTATGAATGGGAAGATATAGCACATTACTTTGGTACAAGTAAGACAAGTATATTACGTAGAAGGAATGCACTGATCGATAAGTTAGCAAAGTATATTGGTTATGTGTAGCGGACTTTTACCCTATGTAAGTCCGCATTAAAACAGTTTATTATGTTAGTATCAGATTAATATTTAAAGTTATTAAATGCTAATACGACGCATGAACAAGAGGCGCATCACTATGTGATGTGTCTTTTTATTTATGAGGTATGAACATGTTCAAACTAATTGTAAATACATTACTACACATCAAGTATAGATGAGTCTTGATACTACTTAAGTTATATAAGGTGAAACATTATGATGACTAAAGACGAACGTATACGATTCTATAAGTCTAAAGAATGGCAAATAACAAGAAAAAGAGTGCTAGAAAGAGATAATTATGAATGTCAACAATGTAAGAGAGACGGCAAGTTAACGACATATGACAAAAGCAAGCGTAAGTCGTTGGATGTAGATCATATATTATCGCTAGAACATCATCCGGAGTTTGCTCATGACTTAAACAATTTAGAAACACTGTGTATTAAATGTCACAACAAAAAAGAAAAGAGATTTATAAAAAAAGAAAATAAATGGAAAGACGAAAAATGGTAAATACCCCCGGGTCAAAAAAATCAAAAGCGATC